AGGGTTAAAAGTATTCTTGAAGATTTATTCAAAAATAGATTAGATATTCATACTAGTTTACCTATGTGGACTAGAAACACATGTAAATACGGTGATAATTTCGTATTTTTAAATATAGATGAAAAGTCTGGTATTATTGGTTGTAAACAAATGCCTAACTTTGAAATTGAGAGAAAAGAGAATGACTTATATGACTCATTATCCAGAAGAAGTTCAACTGGTGGTGATAGCGAATATGATAATAGAACTAGGTTCCAATGGAAAACCAAAGAAATCATGTTCAACTCATGGCAGATGGCCCATTTTAGATTATTGGGTGATGATAGACACATACCTTACGGTACATCCATTCTTGAAAAAGCTAGAAGAATATGGAAACAACTTGTGTTGTCGGAAGATGCCATGCTTGTGTATAGGGTAACTAGAGCACCAGAAAGAAGAGTATATAAAGTATTTGTTGGTAACATCGATAATGAGGATGTTCCAGCATATGTAAATGAAATTGCTAATAGATTTAAACGTAATCCATTGGTTGATTCACAAACAGGTCAAGTTGATTTAAGGTTTAACCAATTAGGTAATGACCAAGATATATTTATTCCAGTTAGGGATGAGAATGCACCGAATCCAATTGATACATTGCCAGGTGCTCAAAACCTTGACCAAATTGCCGATATCGAATACTTACAAAGAAAGTTATTTACAGCATTAAGGGTTCCTAAGTCATTCTTAGGATTTGAAGAGGCTGTAGGTGAAGGTAAAAATCTTGCTTTACAGGATATTAGATTCTCAAGAACAATTAATAGAATACAACAAGCAATGATTCAAGAATTGAATAAGATTGCTATTGTTCATTTATACTTACTTGGTTTTGAAGAAGACCTTGATAACTTTACATTAACACTTAATAATCCATCAACTCAAGCTGAAATGCTTAAGATTGAACACTTACAACAAAAGATTACAGCTTATAAAGATGCTGTTAGTGATGCTGGTAATGGATTTGGATTGATGAGTATGACTAAAGCTAAAAGAGATATTCTTGGATGGTCTGATGAAGAAATACAACAAGACTTAATCGAACAAAGAATGGAGAAAGCTGCGGCTGCTGAGCTTGAAAATACATCTCAAGTTATTAAGTACACTGGACTATTTGATAAAGTCGATAAAATCTATGGTGATATGGATATTGCTAGAGAAGGTGGTGTCGGAGAAGAAGGTGACGGAGGTGACGAAGGAGGACCAGCTGGTGGAGGCGGTGGCTTCGGAGGTGGTGGAGACTTCGGTGGTGAAGACCTAGACTTTGGAGATGAGGAAGGTGAAGAAGGTGATTTCGAAGGTGGTGGAGACTTCGGTGGTGAAGGTGGTGGTGATGCCGAAGCTGGTGCCGAGGATTTTGACTTCGGTGGTGAAGGTGGTGACGATGCCGAAGGTGGTGCAACCGAAGAATCATTGAATAAAACTGGAAAGGTATTAACTGAGCAAAAAAAGGCGTTATTATCACAACGTAAACAAAAAATTAGAAGACATAGAGGTAACTATCTTAACAAATTAGCGGAGTCTATTGTACCAAAGGAAGATGACATCGAAAAGAAAACAAAAATCACTGATAGAAACTTTATGATTAATGAAAGTATTAACACTATGATTGATGAAATTGATAATAAATTAGATAATGAGTAATACTTTGTTACCATTCTACATATTTATTAAATAAATCAGCGGTTATGAAGAACTTTGGTAAATTAAAAAATAAATTCAACGAGATAATGGTTGAAGGTATGGTTTCAAAAGACAATAAGAAGAAGAAATTGTTTAAGGAGTATACCAATTCAATCAAAAAAAATAGAATACTTAAAGAGCAATTTTTAGTGTATTCGAATATTGAAACTAAATGTGAATCTGATAGGTCTAAAGCTAGAGAATATGTTCAAGCGAACATCGATGCTCTTAAAAAGCATGTACCTAGAGATATAATTGAAGCTAATATTATATTAGCCCAACCAATACTATTCGAACAAGAGGTAACAGAAACACCACTTATAGAATTGCATGAGAATATTACCAAATTAATCTTCACTGAAAATACAATAGAAAACGTTGATATACTTCTTGATGCTATGGATTGTGTGGTAGAACACATAACTAAAAACAAAGCAAGGGTGGTGAATGAAGGCTCATTCTTACCAACTAGCGTTCTTAGTAGTTTAACTGTTGAAAAGTTTAATGAAAAGTACGGACATTTAAGTGAGGATGAAAAGAAAGTTTTGAAGTCCATTATGGAGTCTGACGATAATGGCAAAAAAGAGTTACTTAATTCATTAACTAGAGAATGTATTGATTTAGTTGATGGGCATATATCTGAGTCTGATACTGATACCAAAGAAAAGTTATTGACGACTAAAGATAGATTATTACGTGTAGAATACGTAGAAGAGAGTTTTATAACCGACATTAGTAAATTGATTACTTTGAAGTCAGACCTAAATGAATAATAAAACATTAAGGTTATAAAACTATGGATGATATAAACATTGAATTAATAATACACAGGTTAGATGAGATAGCTAAAAAGCAAGATGAGGTAAACCAAAAGGTTGAAGAATTATCAATACAACTTGCTAAAGTTAAGACCATCGAGAACACTGTAGATAACATTAAAGAGTGGAAAGAAAGACAACAGGAAGTCATCTCAACTTCTGAGATTAAAGAGATGAAAGAATGGAAAGGTAGAATGGATGAATTAATGTCACCAAAACAATTGGAGCAGTACATTAAAGAACATGATAACTTTAAAACATTCAAAACACAAGCGATGATGATTTGGGTTGTTGTACAAGCTTTAATGACGGTTGCCCTATTCTGGGATAAGATTTTTGGTTAAGATACTATAATATTATTTGACTAATCCAAATAATTTGTGTATACTTGTAAGGTAAAATACCAGGTATATGCAAAAAAGAGGGAAAGAGTTAAAAATGGATTTATCCGACAACTACAATGTAGTTTGTGGGACTGTCGACAATAAAGATGCTAGAGCTATCTATATTAATATTTCAGCATGGGGTGAACCAACCGAGAATGATGAAAGTATTAACTATGTTAGAATTATTAGTAGATTGTCAAAATGTGTAAAACAATCAACATTCAATTATTTGGATGTGAAATTAAATGAAAGATTCCATCCAAATAGAACTATTGTTGATTTGGATATGCGAGAATCTGGAATAAGATTTGGTAAACGTAGCTTTATGAATTGTGAGATTACGATTTATCAGAAAGATTATGAAGAGATGATAAACGAAGGTGAAACACCAGAAATATTATCTAGTATTGTTTTATCAGCAATTGAATGTTTAGATGATTTTGAACACTTCAATTTCTACAAAAAGAAAAAATAAAGAAAGCCTCTAACTAGCCGTTAGAGGTTTTTTTATTCTATCTGACATATTTATTGAAAAAGATAACTATGTCAAGATTAGATTCCGAAATAAAATTATTGAGAAGGGGTAAGACTGGATTTGGTCTTATGATAGAAAGTGATGCTGGATATATATCTCCAGATGATATTCGTAACAAACCCTTTATCAACGAGGTTAAGAACCTTGAACAAGGTAGCCCTATAATGGCTGAACCATTAACACTATTTGTAGTATTACAGAAATATGGTGTTGAAAATCGTAATGGTAGAATTTACCCAGAACCTTTATTAAAAAGAGAAGCGGACAGATATCAAGAACTTATTGATGGTAATGCAGCAATTGGTGAATCTGACCACCCAGAATCTTCTATTATTTCCAATGATAGGGTCTCACACAAAATTACAAAAATTTGGTGGGAAGGTAAAACTCTTGTTGGTGAGATAGAAATATTAATGTCACCAGGTTTTGTAAGACAAGGTATTATATCATGTGAAGGTGATAGAGTAGCAAATATGTTACGAAGAGGAATTAGAGTTGGGGTATCATCTAGAGGTGTTGGTTCACTTCAAGAAATAGAAGGTAAAGCTATTGTTCAAGATGATTTCGAATTAATTTGTTGGGATATCGTAACTAGTCCAAGTACGCCAGGTGCTTATATGTTTAACAAACCACAAGAGGCTAAACCATTTATGGAGTCTGAGCAAAAACGTAAACCATTACTTGGTGATAAACTTGACAAATATCTATTAGATTAAAGAAATATAAATTCATTAAATAAGATTTTTTCCGTAAAAGTCGATTTTTTGAAAAATACCACATATTTATTAAACAACGTGGGGAGAACTCACAAAAAAATAATTCTATTAAAAGGAAAAGTGAAATGGCCGAAAATAAAAAATCTATAATCGAGGAAGCTCTTTTGGATGCGAACAGAATCCAAGAAGCTCTAGATTCCAACACAAAAGAAATACTTCGTTCGGTAGCGATTGAAGAAATTGATGGATTGGTAAGGGAGTCTTTAAAAGAAGACGACTATGAAGAGGAAGATGTCGATGATACGGATGATTTAGCTTTAGCTGATGCTGGTGAAGAAG